GCTTGAGCTTCCAGAGCCGCCAGCACCGACGACGTAGCTCAGCGATGCGCCCCAATCGGACGATGCAATCGCTATCGTTCTGATCGCCCGGCCGCCCGCGCCGCCCGCCGTACCGACACTGGCGCCGCCACCACCGCCATCGACGGTGATCGTGACCGCAGCCGCGCCTGCGGGGACCGGTTCAGAGCCGCTGCCAGAGGTGTAAGTGTGCGTGACGGGCGAGAATGCACCGGCTACCACTTCCCAAGCCGATCCGGTCCAGCGCTTCATCTGGCGCAGCACATTGGCCGCGCCATTCCATTGCTTGACACCGGGGAGAAGTTGCCACGCCGATCCGGTCCAACGTTTCGCGCGTGACATTAGACGCTCGTGTCGATCCAGATGTCATCAACCTGAGGCGATGCTGGGGCAGTGGATTGAACAAAGAGGCGAAGGCCCGCACGCCCGCTCGCAACACTATTCCCACCTGTCCCGCCCTGCGCGACCGGCAATGGCCCGCTTGTGAAAGTCGGAGGTTTGGCAAAATTCACTACGTCTGATCCATCAATTGTGATCGGATAGGATTCGGACGAATGATCACCCGCCACGGCAGTGTTGCGTCCGATGTAAAGGGTATTCCCGCCACCAATTAGCGCCCGCCACCGACCAGCAGGTGATGCTTGGTTCGTGTCAACAAAATAAAGTGCCGGGAAAGCTGTCGCGATCTTCTGCGATGCCGCAAAATCATTATTGGCATTCAGTTTTGGAATGTTCGCGGACAGCCGCGCGTCAGGGACAGTGCCAACCAGATTGGCAGCCGGCAAATCGGTCAGATTGGCGCCGGAAACCGCGGGCAATGTCCCGGTCAGATTCGCAGCCGGAATATTCGTGAGATTTATCGCGCTAGCCGCGGGGAGTGTGGCCGGAAACACCGTACTCGGCAGCGTACCGGTTGTCAGGTTGCTGGCATCCGATCCGGCGTCCGAAATAGCCTTCAGCGTGGTATCGATGGTGTCCAGATTACCGTTGACCTTGGTGCCCCACGTGTCGGCAGACGCGCCGACTTCGGGCTTGGTCAGATTGTAATTGGTGGTGAAGGAATCGCTCACACCAAATCTCCTATAGCATGGTCCAAGTCGTCGGCGTGTCGCTGATGTCAGCCCACGACGCCGCAACCGGGTCTATGTCGGTCCAGAACCGCCCCTTCTTCATCGCCACGTCACTACCGGTGAGGACGAACGAACCGGCCTCCGCGCTCAGCGTGTAGGCCTGGGGCGCAAGCGCGGTGAGCGTGGCATCCATGCCTGTCAGCACGAATGCGCCCACATCGGCCGCCATACGGCGTGTCGATTTGAGAAGCGCGGGCAGGCCGGTCAAAACGAAGCTGCCAACCTCTGCTGTCAGCCTTTTGCCCTTGAGCAGCGTTGCCGCGCGGCCGGTGAGCACGAACGATCCGCTGCTCGCGCTCAACTTGCGCGCGGCAGCAAATCCGGCCTGCCGTCCTGTCAGCGCGAATGCGCCGTGATCCGCTGAGAGCGCGTAAGTGCCCGGCGTCTGCAACGACAGGTTTGCGTCTTGTCCGACAAGAGCGAACGCACCGGCCGTTGCCGCGAAACTGCGGGCTGACGATAGGGCCGCAGTCTGGCCAGCAGAAGAGAACGAACCTGATGCAGCAGAGAGGTTATAAGCCGTGCTGCTGCCAGTGCTGGGCTTAAACGCAATGATGGCAGCCGCCCATGCCGCCGGTATGGCACTATAGGACGGGTTGAATGATTTGGTCGGCGTTCCAGTTAGGAGCTGATAACCGCCATCAACTTGACGATCCGAACCGGTCGTGCCCGTTTCTGCCGAGATGGGCGGCGTAGCCCAATTGGCATCTGGCGTGTATGTGGCCGTGGCGCCAGGCACCGCCGCCATCGCCAGCATGAGACAATCGGCGGTCGCCGGTGTGCCCGATGTGATCGACGGCTGACCTGTAGATGCGCTGAATGCGGTCGCCGTGGCACCGCTGTCTAACGGATTACCGCTCGCCGCCCCGGTGATATAGACGGCCGACGCTGCCGCACGATCCGTCCCGGATTTCGTGATCGTGATCGTCTGACCGGCGGCGAGAGCCGAGACATTGTAAGCGTAATACCATGCGCCGATAACATTGCTGCCGATTGCGGATGCAGCGCGGGTATAGGTGTTGCCCGCACTGTCGGTGACTGCCTGACTGCCATAAGTGGTGGCGCGATCCGAGACTGCCACGGCAATGATCGCGCCCGCCGGGACCCCACCAACCGGAACGGTAATCGCGAACGATGAACCACTGGTGCTTCTGCCAGTCCCAATGGAATTGATGCCTAAAGCCATGTGCGCCGCCTATTGCTTACGGCGTGTGTCAGGCCACCGTCAGAATGCCATTTGTGGCATCAAAATCGACTGTGAAGGTGTCGCCGGAGGCCAGCGAAATTGACGATCCATAGTCCCAGAACCCGATCAGCGGATCGGCGGGCGATGTCGGCGTATCGTTGTACAGCACCGCATAGCGGAACTGGGCCATCGCACCCGTCGCCGTGAACACCACATCGGTGCCAACAGCTTTGGCCGTTCCGCCGGACGTGGAAAGTGTGATCGTTGTAGCCGTTCCGCCTGCCGTGTAGCCGTTCCCGGCGCTGATTTCGGTCAGGTCAGCCTTGACGGCGTTCGCTGCGGTGGGCGCCGTGTTCGTCAGCATCACTTTGAAGACATGACTGTCGAAATTGTGCACACCACGCAACGCGTCTTCGGTGAACTGATTGAATTTGTTGAACGACGCCATGCTGCCTCCTATACGACGTTGAAGCGGTCAGGCATGCGGATGTGATGCGCCGTGGTCTCCCGGCGATCCGCGTCCTGAATATCCGCGATGATTTGGGTGTAGAGATTGCCCCAGGTGACGATCCGGTCATCCTCCCGGAGCCATGGGGCCGATTGCAGAAGCGAGCCATAGAGATAGGCGTCGGGATGATCGGTCAGCAGCCAGTTGGTCGTATTGCTGTCGGAGAGCGCGGGGATGCGCTTGTAATAAGTGAGATACGCCGTGTAGCTCTCGCCAGCGGCCGGCGCCGGGCAGAACTCAAATTGATCGCCCACCACCGTGAAGGCTTCCGGCTTGCCCGTGTCGGCGGAGCGCACCGCCTTCATCTCCACAATGGCTTGCGGATCGGCGGCGTATTGCAGCCGGATCGGCGGTGTTCCCGCCAGATAGAAGGATTGCACGCCCGCGAAGTCGGACGGCACCATGGCGAAATCGCTTTCGATGGTGGCCGTCGCCCGCCCGGTCATGCGGCGCACCTTGAGGCGGCGCGTCAGTTGCGCTTCGCACAGACTGATGAAGACGGGGGCCTGATCGGCCACGTCCTGCCGATCCCACAGATAGCTTTTGATCGCGGCCTGCAGGCTGGCGTAATCGGTCACTGGCGCGGCCATCGCTCAGATCCTCCAATGCGCGGTGCGCAGATAGGCGTAGTCCGAGGAATTGAGTTTCTGTCGCAGCTTGTCGAAGTTTTCCGGGGCGTAAGCGTCCCAGCCTTCTTCGCGAAGCCACTTCATCCAGATGATGGTTGGAATGTGCGCAGCCCGGCGGAACGTCTTGTCTGGGCTCCAGCCTGCATCCATGTTCGCCAGTTGCTTGGCGTAATCCAGATGGGGCTCAACATCCTGCGTGGAAACGATGCTGATGGTGCCGTCCTCGTTGTCCACCCATTCTTTGCGAACGCCGGGAACCGAGGTTTCGAACGGAAGTGTAAAGCTCATACCTTTTCGGCAAAGCCATTTTCTTCGAGCGCACCAGCGGTGTCGCTGTCCACCCACAATTCCTCGTCACGATCTGCGTATTTGTCGCCTTCTTCGGCAACGTGGATGCCCTTCGAAACCTTCCCGGCTCCGAATTTGACGACACGGACCTTCACGGCGCCGTCGAACGGCGGACTCTCAACTGCGTTTTGCGTTTCCGCATCGATCTGTTCAGACTGCACTCTGGGCATGTTTCATTCCTTCAAAAAGATGAGGGCCGCCCCACAATGGAACGGCCCCCTTCAGGCTTCAGGGAGTGGATTAGATCGCGCGGATCATCGCGTGCGAACGCTCGTTCTTGACAACCAGCGTGCATTCACGGGTCATCAGAAACTTGGTGTTGTCGCCGGATTTTCCGAGTGGAGCGACCTTGTAACCATCCAGAGTGCCCACCGCCACCATGGACGGCGTGACAAAGGCGGCGAAGTCCGAGATCGCATACGGATGCGGGATCAGGCGCAGGGGCCCAAAGTCCGATACGTATACGTCGGCACCGCCGATGATGGTTGCCAGCTTCTGCCCACTCACTTCAGACCGGTTGGAAGCAATACCGTTGAAGGTGGAGAAGGTCTGTTTGTCCGTACCGCCCAGATAGACCTGAGACGGACGGGCGCCCTTGGAAAACGCCGTCGCCATCACGTCTTTCACCAGTTGTTCAGTGAATGAGCGCGTGGTTCCGGCCGTGGCGGCTGAGACGGTGCCACCGGAGAAGCCGCCATTGCTGCCGCCCGCGCCATTGCTGACGCTGGTGGTGCAGAAGGCGTTGAGCCCAGCAGAGTGGCGCGGCGTGGCCCCGCTTTCCGCGTTGGAGGCGTAGTTTCCGAGGAAACGCATCTCCATGTCGCGGCGAAGTGCGATGCCCTTGAGCGTCTTCTGCCGGTTCAGGTCGGATTTGCGACCGGCCTTGTTGACGATCTCGTTGGTACGAGAACCGCCAGTCGTCTTCTGGAAGATTTGGCAATAGTTGCCGATCCGATCCGTGTTGTTGGGCGAATCGAGCGTGCCAACGTCGTCGCCTTCCAGATGGGCATTCGTGGCCGAAGGCGTATCGAGGCTTTCGGTCTGCCATTCGTGGAAGGTGTTGGTGCATTTCACGGTGCCGATGTTGGAGATAAACGGCGTCTCCTCCGGTTCGACACGATAGATCATGTTTTCGAGGTCTTCGCGGATACCCTTGGTCGTCAGGGTTGTCGCGGTATTGGTAGGCGCAGCCATTTCAAGGCTCCATTGCGTTTTGCAACGCGACGGCGTTCTCAAGGCTTGGGTTCTGGTCGAACCGGGCCTGAAGCTTGTCGATCGTTGCCTGTTTGTGAGAGCGCAGCGGTGGCGCAGAACTCGGTGTGATCACCGGGGTTTTCTGCTTCCTTTGCTGCGCGGCTGGTTTTGCCTTGGCCTGCGCTTGGGCTTTCGCCTGCGCATGGCGGTAGCGGTATGCGTCGTATGCGATGCTGAGAATGCGGGCATCGATGTTGGCGAGTTCGTCCGGCGTTGCCCCTTTTTCCATCAGGAACTTGCCGACTTCCGTCCTCAGCGCCTTGCCCGTTTCCGGGTGGGCCAGTTCCGGCGCCAACGTCTTCAGCTTTTCTTCCTCTTGCGCCACAAACGTCGCGCGTTGCTGCTGGTCGGCGAATTGCTTGGCGACATTGAGCCGCTGCAATTCCTTGCCTTCCTCTTCCATCTGAATGCGGCCACGCATGGCTGCTTCAGGATCGGTGTCGGCCCAGGCCTTCCAATCGATCCGATCCCACTTGGATGCGAATGTCTGTTGGGCCTTGGGTAGAATTTCGTTGAGCGCAGCCACGTATTGCTGCATCTGGGATGAATCGGTCTCGGCCTTCTTGCGCGCCTCTGCGGCGTCCTGCTGGGCCTTGGTGACCGCGGCTTCGCGGAGCTTTTCCTGCTCTGCAACGGCGGCCTGAATTTCGGGTGGCGCCTTGGCGAACAGCGCTTTCTTGTCGGCGCTCCACCAGTGCGGCGCCTCTACGGCAGCGGCTTCCGGCTCGCCTTCGTCTTCCTCGGCGTCTTCGCCGTCGCCATCGTCTTCGGCGGTCTCGGCTTCGCTATCCTCTGCCTCGCCTTCATCACCGTCTTCCGGTGCATCATCATCCGTGCCGGCATCTTCTTCGACCGCGGCCTCGGGTTCGTCACGATCCTGTTCATCGCGATCAAGATCAGCATCAGGGGTATCGGTATCGGCCGCATCCAACTGGCCCACCACATCGTCAATAGAAAGGGCTTCGCTGCCCGCGTCCGCGGGTTGCGCTGCTTTCGGCATATCGTCCTCGCTTGGTTTGCGGCTGCCCTATGGCTTGACCGCGTTCAGGCCAGCTTTCCGTCGCGGGAGGCCTGTTCGATTTTGCCCGCGTTGATGATGGTGCGAAGCTCCTTGCGCACAGCATCGATAGTCTTGATCGTGCGCCAAATATCTTCGCGTTTTTCGGTTTCGCTCGATCCCGTGCCGACCCAGAGCCGGATGGCATTTTCGTGCATCTTGTCGAAGGCGGCTTCAGTCTCGGTCAGTTCGACTGCTGCCTGAGCGGCGCGCCTGATGATGTCCGTCATCCTGGCTCACCTCCGACATTGATCTGCTGTGCGGCATGGAGCCGGGCAGAATGGGTTTTGGTGGCGATGTCGGTCAGGCTATCGAGGCCTGCGATGCGCAGCTTGGCCGCGATCTCCTGCTGAATCTGGAAAACCTTCGTCTGTGAATCGACATCGGCCTGATATTTCTTCGCCGCCAGATCGGATTGCGCCTTGATCTGAGCGATCTGCAGTTCCTGTGCAGCCTTGGCCGCGTTCGGGTCCTGCGGCTGCTGTGGCACCTGATTGCCGGGATCGGTCCAATAGCGTTCCGGGTTCTTGAGGCCCGCCGTCTCGGTCAGTTTGGTCAACAGGTTGTAGACATTGTTCGGCATCACGAACGGGCCGCCGACACCCTGCTGCAAGCCCACGATCTGCGTCATGACGGCCAGCAAGCCTTGCAGCGATGCCTGTTCCTGCTCGCGGCCAGACGCGCCCAGACCGATCTCGATGGTCATGTCGTTGCGTTCGGCCCACTGGCTGGGATCGATGGGCACCCATTTGTTGCGCAGCCGGTATTTGGCCGGCGCCGTCGCGTTCTCGCGGATCAGCGCGTGGACACCCAGGAACAGGTCTTTGAGGCCGGTCTCGGCAAAGATGCGGGCGATCAGGCGCACCCGCTTCTGCGCCGCGGTCATCAGCGCCAGCGCGCCCTTGGCCGTGTCATGCAGCGTGTCGGGGTTCAGACCTTGCGCATTGCGCACAATGCCGGTGCGCTGCTCGGCCATGGTGGAGACATATTCCAGCGCGCCGAACACGTCATAATTCAGGCTACCAGCGGCGAGCGGCTCGATGGCGTTTACATCCTTCACACGGATCGGCCGGCCCGGCTCATTGAGCAGCAGATCGTCAATCGTGAAGTCGTTGGCGCCCTGGTCCGCCACCACCACGCGCTGGTTGAGCGCGAAATAGGCGCTGTCCAGCCCCATGCGCAGCAGTACGGTCTTGATCCGCTGGATTTCCAGTAGCTTGTCGGCCACAGACAGGCCGTGGAAGCGATGGGTATTGATGTACGGCGTCAGCGCCGACATGCGCGAGCCGCTGATCCGCTCCTTGTCGATCAGCACGCCGAAGTCGTTGCCGGTCCTGATCTGCCACAATTCCGGCTTGCCATCGCCATCCGCGTCGATGCGCAGGAAGCTGGTCACCACCTCTACGGAGCGGAGTTCGCCGCTGTCGGCGGTCTCTGCCTCGGATTCGCCCGCCATATCCCGCGCCTGAGCGAC